ATCGAAGAATCTGTCTAATTGTGAAGTGCTCGGCTTCACTGAGTCAGATTTTCTAGAACGGTTGGATTCAGCTATCGATCGTGGAGAGTCAATCCGCAAGCATGCGAAGACTCTCGATAAGGACGAATATAGATTCGCATCGAAGATGCTCGGCGACCTGCAAATGGAGAAGGACACGTTCCTTTGCCGTAGAGCAGCGAGATCATCTCGAAAAGCTCCTCTAGGCATTCTGATGTTTGGAGGTTCTTCTATTGGAAAATCTTCCATTATGCGAATTCTGTATCAAGTGAACTGTAAACTTCATAATCTTAATGATGATGAAGAATTTATGTACCCGAAAAACTGTTACTCAGATTATTGGGACGGTTACCGTTCATGGATGCATACTATCCTTTTTGACGATGCTGCAGCGATGAATCCGCGTGCGGTGAATGGTCTCGACGCTTCGGTTGGAGAGATTATACAAGTTATTAATACTATACCGTACATGCCTAATATGGCTGCTCTGGAAGACAAATATGGTCATCCTTGTAGGCCTCATCTGGTTCTGGCATCTACGAATGTCAAAGACCTTAATCTAGGCGCGTATTTTTCGTATCCATCTGCCGCTGCAAGGCGGTTTAAGATGGTAATAACCCCAACTGTTCGCCCCGAGTATTGTGGAGATGGTGGGTGTCTAGATTACATCAAAACACCGCCTGTGGTCCCGGGGGAGTTCCCTGATTTTTGGACTTTTAAAATAGAGCGTGTTGTACCTGTTCAGAAGAAAGGGTATATGCCTCAGCTACAAGTCCTTAAGGAAGATGCTTCCCTGAGTGATCTCATTGAGATGTTCTCAAAAATTTCGCTTGACCACGACCGTGAGCAATCATGTGTCGTAGATAGCGCTCAAAACATGAGGACTATTAATCTCTGCACTCTTTGCCACATGCCTGAATACATGTGTCGTCGTGACGGGAGATGTGAAGTTGGTATCAGCCAGCTTCAAGTTCAATCTCTTGATTTGGATACTTCACTTAAGTGTTCATTACTTCTACTCATGCTTTCGGTTTGTGGCTACCTCTGGGCTCAGATCTTAGATCTGGGCACAAAATGGTGGCTCTTTGGTAAGCTAATCAGTCGCGTAAACTCTGTGAAGTACTGGGTCAAACTGAGACTCCACAAATTTTCGTCAAAGACACGTTTTCAATACATGTCTAAACGAGATCTCTTCTACAACATGGGAGAGAGAGTAAACGCACGCATGGGATATCCCCATATGGTTGGCGCCATTTTGGCCGCTCTTGCAGCATCGGCTATTGTTGCTCGGATGTGGCAGCTATCGAAGAAGCTGCAGAGTTCCAATCAGGCTGCTGTTGTTCGGGACTTAGTCCCGAGACCCAACGTGTTTTACCAGGAGGAAATAGACCTGAAGAAGCTTCAGATTTCTAAGGCCTCAAGATGCGTTAACAATCTTTCAGACTTGGTCATGAGAGTCGTGGATCACGTTGGTCTTGTTCG